GATAGCGTTACTACGTTATTAATATACATACGTAATTTCAGTGATGCATTCTCAGTTTCTGATGCAGTAGTCCTTCAGGCATTAAAAAACCTAGCTGAAGAAGATGGCTGAGACGCCCAGTAAAACTCCACAACACCGCCCGTAGGGTTAGTAACTGTACCTGTAAGAGTAGCAGTTAGGGTTGTAGCGCCGTAGGCTCTGAACTTTAAAACGGCTGCTGCACCTGTTAAATCAACAACATCACCAGTGTTTGTATCAGTGATTGTGCAGACTAACGCTGGGCGTGTATCGCCTTGGACTAATTTAATTACGCTGCTCATACCCACCTCTGGAATTCAGTTCTTGGAGATCCACGTGTAAGGCCCTTAGTGACCTGCATACGGCATCTATTGATTTCATAACGGAACATCTTTAATGCTTCAACTGCACCAACCTTATCAGAATAATCCTGACGAGGCTGGGCTAATAAACGGGCACGTGCGCCCCAAGCAATAGCTTCTGCATATTGCTCAAAAATCTCAGAATCAATCTCGTCTGAATCACGAGTAGGAGCTAATGCGGTTTTAATATGTAGCCAGTCGGGGTTGCTAGTCGATGGATTTGGAACCAAAATAATCTCTGGTTTAATCATACGAGTAACATACTGTGGACCGCCGCTTACCTGCTGCCAATCGCCCATACGGTAAATATCGGCAAGCTCATCTGGGCCTTTAGGAATCAACAAGTTAGTATCGTAATACACTTGGATTGGGCCTACAGACTTAGTATTTGCAGGGGTAGCAATAACATAATTAGCTGTACCAGCTACTACGTCAATTGGAGGTACAACATATTGCCAAACAAATGTCTTTTCGCAAAACTCAATGCAAGCCTGCTTAATAGCATCTTCTACAATGAATTCAGACGCATCAGGTACATACTGCAGTACGTAAGGATTAAACTGGCTGTAAGGAACTGTTGTTCCGTAAAATTGTGTCATGATTGCGAGCCTGGTTTACTTGGGTCTTTAGGAGCAAACTGCTGATTTGGGCTATTGCTAGATTCAGACTGAGACTTCTGACCCATAGATGCAGTAAAGGTTTGTAAATAACCAGCAGCAAGAGCAAGCCCTGGAGCGTACTCAGCATCTTTACTACAAGCTCTGTACAAAACATAATCAAGGATTGCTGTCTCAAAAATGTTGTTCAGCTTAATTGTTTCGTTCTCAGAAGTTAAATCAACTGGGTCTGGAGAATAGTTAATCTCAATATATCCATTGCCAGTGTTTGGCGGATATACAAAAAATGCAGTTTGGTCTTGTAAATCAAAAATGTAATGCCTTGGAACTACGTTTGGGGTATCGCTATGCCAGTCTGGATTGTAAGAATCAATCAGCTCACGAGAAGCTAAACGAATAGCACGGCCTGGTTTTGTACCAGCAGTACCCATATAACGAACTACTTCAAGTAAAGTCCAACCGTCTGATGGAATCGACTGACGAGTTCCTGCGGCTAACTTCATTACGGCGATTTTATTCGTCGCATTTGGAGACATGATGACAATTTGACGCTGCGCATCATTTATCCAGCCCAGTAGTTCGGCACGAGTCCAACGAACTCCTGTAACATCCGTTAACTGGATTGCTGCTTTATCAATGATGGATTTTGCGGTTATTGTGCTCATATCCCTATTATATTAGAAAGGGGCCGAAGCCCCTCGGTTTTATTACACAGCTAATGCGGCAGCGATTGCAGGTACTTGAGTACCAAACCAAAGGCCGTCTTGCACCAATTGGTCAGATGTTTTTGTACCAGCGTTCAAAGCAGAAATATCGTTGGCTTGGATAGTGCTAAAGCCAGAAGATACTAAATCTGCAACGGTTGCTGTAGTTGCATTAAAAGCTACAACTGTTTGTGCTTGAGCTAATGAAAGCCCAGAAGCTACTAAATCGTCTAATACAGCCATTTCTTACTCCTTAAAGTGTAGAAAGGGGCAGGGGGTTGCCCCACCCCTTATCCGGTTAATTAACCAGCTACAACAGTCAGAGCCAAGCCTTTAGGCTGAACAACTTTGTAACCGTACACGTTCAAACCACGAATCAATGTACCAAAGTCGTTAGGGTTCTGCAAGCTTTCAACTTTAGCGATTTGTGATGCAAATGTGATTGCAGACTTGTGGCCAGCGATCATTGCATGACGTTTTACGAAAGAACCAGCGCCTGTAGTTGTACCATCCCAGTTTGTGCCAGCTGCAGCACGTGGAACTAAGTTAGATACATAAACAGTGAAACGGTCGATCATACCGATCTTGCCGTTACGCAATACGCTTGATGGGTCACCCATGAACTGAGCTTGTGCAAGGTTAGATTGCATCAAGATTTGACGCTCTGTAGGAGTGATAACCAACCAACGGTCTGTCTCAGGAACGTTAGACTCGTCCAATACAGAAGACATTGCAGTGATCTGTTGGAGGATGTTAGAAGCTGACAAAGTGATTGCAGCAGCGTCTGTACCCAAGTTGAAGGCACCAGAGATAGCACCAGCAGTTGCGCCTTGGTTAGAAGCAGAACCTTGGTTGAAAGTACCAGCCAATACATCGGTGTCGATGTTGATCTTCATTTGCATAGCAGCGTCATTGGTGAATACGTCCATCAATTTTGGCTTAGCTTGTAATTCGAGAACGTTGTTCACGTTAACGCCGAAGTACTTACCTTTGCTGATTGTCAAAGAGATTGTGCTTGGAGCAGGGATCTCATAAGCAAGGTTTTGACCGATGCTGTAGTTGTTGATTGTGATGGTTGGGATTGTGTTAATGATAACAGTGTCGCCCATACCAGTGATGTCGCCTTGCCAATCTGTGTTAGCGATTTCGCCGAAAACAGTAGCTGCGTAGAATTTCTGAGCCAGTTTACCTGACCAGAGTGTAGGAATGAAAGTACCAGAGTAGGCTGTACCGCTGTAAGCTGTTTGGCCGTTTGGTGCGTTAAAACCACCTGAATTAATGGGGTAGGTTGCTGCTGGGGTTAAAGTAGACATTTAAATTTCCTTTGTAGTGTCTGTTTAAAATTACCGCTTTAGCCCCAGTTTGATATCTTATCGAACTCGCCCTTCAGCTATTGCGGCGTGAATCTGTTTTTCCATGGTTGCCGCCTCTGCATCTTCGTAGACACCTCGTCGCCAGTCGGTATAAAACTGTTCAATGCTCTCGCTTGTCCAGTATGGTTTATCCGATTGATCGGCTGGTGTTGTCGTCGAACGAGTACGGGTCGGCGCAACTTGACGCTGAAGTTCTTGCTGATTTTTGTTAACAGGCTGCTGCTGCGGTAACGTCTGCTTATAAGCCTTAAAGATATTTGCCACACGGGTAACATCTAAATTCTCATATGCGTTTGTTAAAGCAACATTCTTAGGGATTCCGTAGACTGGATCAACTTCTTGCAGCCAAGCCAAAAAGCCTGGATCTGTATTCAGTACTTCCCAATCCGATACCTGCTGGCCTAGACCTGCCAAGAATCTGTCTTTATCAGACACAACTTGACGTTCAGATACGTTTCCTAATTGTCCTTTTAACTCGTTGATTTCTTTAGTTAACTGCGCTTCACGTTCTAGGAGTGTTGCCACTTTAGAATTTGTTGCACGTTCAATCAAATCAATCAAATCAGGGCCGAATGCTTCTTTGTCTTCGTCAGTGATTAGAGAATCTGCCTTAGGTACTTCCACAGATTTTGTCGCTTCTTCTGCAGCCTTATCAGCAATTAACTGCTGAATTTGCGTTTGCATCTCACGCACTTGACTGTGTAGACGTGGTACTTCAGCGTCATACATTCCTTTTAAAGTATGGTACTTGTGAGCCCATTTCTCTTCAGGAACTTCAGGTTGTTTAATCTCTTGTGAAACAGTATTGTCAGGCGGCAAATCATTCAGTGGCGGATCAGCTTGAATATCCTGATCTACTTGTTGATTTACTGGGTTAGTCTCCGAGGAGTCCTCCCCGGTCTTTTCGCCATTAATATCGGCCACAATACGGTCTGCTTCTTCCAGCTGTTGCTGGACTGCCTTTGGCAATGCCATTTCTATCTCCTTTAGCTCCGACTCTTACGTACGCTCCGTTCTTGACGGTCTGCGCAGGCTCGAATAACGGTCTGCTACTACGGTTTAAATACTAACCTTTACGATTAGCGCTTAGTTTGGTGACTAACTCATTTGAGTTTTTAATATGGGCGAGTAAGTCCGCCAATATTGCGGCTTCACCTTGGAGCCGGTAAATATGTTCTTGTTGTATAGTCCCTACAAGTTGTTCGAGGGTTCCATTTCGGCTGTCCCTCAGCCATTCAACTAGTGGTCCAAATTCTTCTGCTTGTAACCGTTGAAAACAACGCGCTACTCGCTCATCCAGTCTTTGCATTACTTACTTGCAGAGACCATCGGTTTTTGCGGACATTTGAGCGTACTCTTTGCCGCTGCGCATACCTAAAGCATCATTGTCGCCATCAGAACCACCTGCGCCCTGAGTAGCAGCACCTTTGCTCATGCCATCGGTCTTTGCAGACTCTTGAGCATATTCAGGGCCGCGCTTTTCCATTGGGGAAATAGCTTTCATAAAAACTCCTTTTTATCATCAGACACCTGTCTGACTTAGTTACTATTTACAACGTATATACAACTTTGTCAAGCTTTACTGCGAAAATCTATTTGTTACTGGCGAGCCATCCATCAAATTCTGACCCCCGGGCGGTGCAGGAGGTGTTCCACCTGCTTCTGCTTGTCCGTTTTGTTGAGCCATTTGCATTTGCATCTGTTGGGCTTGCTGTATCTGTTGGGCTTCAAGTACTTTAGCTTTCATTATTTCAGCCGTTGGTACAATCTTGTCCACATTCATATCAAGAGTCATAGCAGTTTGACGTAGCAATTCGGCAATACCTTCCATACCGACAACCTGTTGAGCCGCTGGACTATTTAAAGCAAGTCCTAAGAACTCATTACGACGCTGCTGGGCAGTCTCTTTTTCCATGATCGAAGACGCGCCACGGGCAACAATATCAACATCGCCCTTTAGATCTGGATCGTCAGAGT